GAGACTATTCTTGGAATTAACAGAGATAGCTGTATCGAGGAAATCTTTGAACTTGGCTCAAGTATAAGCGAAGCAGATAAATTCATTAAAAATCAAACACAGTTATTGACTGTATCTGAGAATAGTGGATTTAGGAAGATTTTCGCTAATAGTGCAAGGGTGCTAAAGGTTCAATAATTATAGTCTTATCGGTGCCATACTCATTGTGTGGCACTCATTAAGCCTATAGTGGTTTAATACTTCAAAAAGGCGGTGTTGTTATGGCTAATTTAATACTAACGGAAATTGGTTATTGTGACAGGGTGAGGGCTTTGCTTGGTGTTGAAGAACCGTATTTAAAAGATGCTATAATTAATTCTCCTGACTTTATAACAATGTCTGAATTGAACTTAATTAAGTTGGTGCCGAACTATGAAGATTTAGAGGGCACCGACAAGGCAATGTTTGAAAGTGCCGCTGTTTATGACTTGGCGGCAAGGTTATGTCCGAGCATGAAAAACCGACTTCCGAAGAAATCGGCGGGCGTTCATTATCAAAGTGAATTAGCTACCGATTGGGATAAATTAAGGGCAATGCTATATTACGAAAGAGATAACTGTTTGCAGTCCATTAGCGGTTATGAAGGTGAACCAAGTTTTAGATTTGGATTAACATTTAAGTAGGTGATAATATGACCTATGCAGGTTCTTTTTTACAAGCACAAGGTACAGACATTTCAATATTGAGAAGTCCTCCGGTGGCTTCTAAAGTGTCCATGAAGCGTTCAACAAATTCAACAACATATTTAGGAGCAAGAGAAGGTTACTACAGTGGCTTGATTCTCCTTGACAGCGATTTAAAAAGCGGTGAGGTGTTTTGTATCGACAACGATAAATATCTCGTGCAAACGGCTTCAAAATCGTTTGGTGATGGCGAGATTGAATTTATGGCTGCCAAGACTAATGCGGTTTTAACTCTTAAAAGATATGATGAAGATGTTGACGAAAACGGAAATATCGTTCAAGGCTGGATAACAATTAATTCCTTGATTTATTCTTTTGGTGAAATAGTAACTTATCAGACAAGACAAACTGACCCGGGAATACTTGAAGGTACAAGGTATATATTTCAAGTATCAAAGTCTAATGGCATTATTTTAAGAGATAGAATTGTTTACAATGGTAAGAATTATGACGTTATCAGTATTGATGATGTACTTGACGGAATTTGTAGGTTGCAACTTGGGATAGATTCAAGGGCTGATTAAGGAGTTGTTGATATGCTTAAATTTAACCAAGTAGCCTGTTTTGAAGCCTTAAAAGCAGAAATAAAAGTTGTCATAGTAAAACTACAAAAGATATTTCTTGAAGAAGCCAAAAGCGGAATGAGAACTCCCGAAGGTGCTGAAAGTTTGGAATTAGGACAAATTGAAGAATTGGCAAATTACTTCTCTGCTCAAATAATCGGTGGGGCTTATGCGTCAATGGATAATTATGGAACTGGTTCAAGAATGTCTTTAGAAGAAAACCCTGCACTTGACGATTATAAAAATAGTGATTTGTGGAACCCTGCAAGAAAAGGTGATGGGATTGTTGGTAGACCTGAGGGACAATATACAAACATATTTGGTGAAACTCAATATTCAAGTGGCAGAAAAGAAGGTGAGCTTTTAGAAATAAAATATCCTCCAAGTCCTCCTTCTTTTGCTATAGAAACAGCTTTACGTTGGATAGTAGCGGATGGTACTTTGCAAAAAGAAATAAACAATATTGTAAGAAACTTTGATATGTCAAGGTTTATAAGCACTCATTAGTGGGTGTTTTTTTATTTTAAGGAGGTGGTGCTATTGTTTCAATCCAGAAGCAGATAAGAACGTAATTTGGGATGCAATAAAGGATGACCCGACAGTTTTAGAACATATGGGGCTTGCAGGGGGAGAATTAACTAATAAAATAAATGCGTATATTTCAGAACAAAAAGAAAGGAACCCTAACTTTAACAAGCCTATTGAAGTTGTAGAAAAAATAATTATTGCAAGACAGATAATCAAACGGTCAACATGGGACGATATGCTGACTAATGAAAAGCGAATTTGTATTTACTTTAGACCTTCAAGAAGTAGCAGAAATGAGATATTGACTAACGAGATACTTCAAGTCGATTGCCATGTACCTGCGAAACAGGATTACATTGCAGATAGAATTGCAAGCAGGATTGTAAAACTGCTTAACAACAAAAATGTAAACGGTGTTTATTTAAAATTCGCCGGTGGATTAGGAGAGTTACCTGCAATCCCCGGCTTTTATTGTGCAGGCGTAAGGTTTAGATATGCTAACCCAACTATTTAAAAATGAAAGGAATGATTTTATATGAGTAAAAACACAATTAAAATTAATGCTGGTAAGGTAAAAATGACAAAATACAGCCCTTTAACTGGTGCACTATCTACTGACCCTAACGATATTAGAGTGTGTACTGAAGCAGCACAAGAAATTCAAAAAAGGAAATCTGTAGATACTTACGAATTAATTGATGGAAACAGTGACTATCCTTTGGGTATTTACGAGAAAGGCGTTAAATATGATGTATCATTGATATTCTCTGATATGTCAAATGAGACATTATCCTTTTTGAATAATGTTCCTGTTGAAATATCTTCTGGGCTTATGAAGGAGATTGCAAGCCTTACAGTTCCCACAGAAGCACCTTATGAAGTACCTTTGCTTGGTGATGTAAGTGGCATTCCCATTGTAGTTGATACGAATAACTTTAAATGGGGATATGTAGAGGGTGCTCCCAAGGTGAATGAATTTCAAGTACAGGCAGGAACTCCGGGAACTAAACAGGCTATGTCTAAAAAGGTTGCAAGCGAAGCTACTACAGCAGGTGCTATTGTTGTAACTATTAAGGCCGCTGGTTCCCCTGCTCTTGCAGAAGGAAAAGCGATAACTATTGATGTGACTGATAGTGACAAAAACACAAATGCATTGGAGATAAGAACAGCTTTGCAATCCGATAGAGATGTAGCTGTTTATTTTGATGTTGGTGGAGATGACGACGAAATTACCTTAACAAGAAAAGTTATAGCCATAAATGAGGTTGAATCCTTTACGTTTGCACTTGATACAGCAGAGGGTTTGGCAATGGGTGAAACTGAAACCGTTGCAGGTGTTGTAACGATTCCTGCTAAGATGATATTTAATGTTGTAAACGCAGGTGCACCCATAGTTGTTGAATATGATTATGCACAAGACATGATTGAAAGCTTTGCAGAAAAGAGGACAACCTTACTCCCAATAGTGTTGATTGAGATAGTTCATGAAACCTTATCTAGTGATAAAACTAAGAAATACAAAAATAACACTATTTTAAAGAGCATGCAATATGCAGGAGATATGGATGAAACCCTTAAGAGAGAGCATTCTCCTGAAACTTTACCATTTACTGCGGTTAGACCTGATGGCGTAGATATTGCTGTTAATAAGAAAGTTGAAATACCTCTATGAAGTAGTAAATATTAATTAAAAAGGCGGGTGAAAAAATATGTCTGAAAAGAAGGAAGTAGCCTCGCTATCCACAATGTCGGGTAGCGGGGTTTTTTATACCACTACTGATGATGTAAAATACAATGTCCGTGCATTAAAAGTAAAATGGCATACTGAATTTCAAGAAGATGAATTGCTTGCTAGGGCTAATGAAAATGAATCAGTAGGGCGTTGGCAATTTTTTAATATTGAAAGCAAAAGAGATATAGTCTTTAAGTGGTTTAGTCGTTTGGTATTTAATCAAACAACCGGAAAACCAATGACAGAAGAAGAATTTGGCGAACTAGACTATGACGATGTAGGTGCAATTTTAGTAAGGATAATGCGATTGTCGGACTAATTACTGCTTCCTCTGATGGGAAGGAAAAGGAGGAAGCTGACAAAACCGATTGGGGACTGATTTGTCGAAAGCTTTATTTTCACACAAACATATCTAGAACAGATTTTCTTGAAATGACTATGGCTGAACTCTTTACCATACTTGATGATTTTAAAGAAGAATTATCCATAAAACTGGTTGGTGGTATGGGATTGTTCGGCGGTGACATAACAGAGGAAAACACTGAAAGCACTGAAAGCGGCGAATCTACAGCAGAAGATTTTGACGCTTTTATCAATGATTTTTAAAGCCGAAACCGAGAGGGGAAAGTCCCTCCGGTATTACAGAAGTAACCTACTGTAACTGATGATGGCAGGTTGGGAGTTGATATTATGGATGATAAAGACCAAGTAAAGTTTATTAGTAGTCTTGATTTTGATATATCCAAAGTAGATACAACAATGGAAAAACTCAACTCTATCTTTGAAAAGAATATGAGTTCTTTAGAAAAAAGGGTCAGAGATTCCACGGACAATATAAGCAAAATGCTTACAGGTATTGGTGGAATAAAAATAGACTCTAGCTCCGGTATAGGAAGCCCGCAACAAATAGCAAAAGATATAAACAAGAATCTTGCTAATGTGATGACTAATGCAGTAAAACATTTGAATACATTTTTAGATAAAGTCGGGCAAGAAGTTTACGAAATGGAAGTAAAGCATGAGATTGAAAAAGAATGTAACGATGTAGATAAAGAAATAGCAAAATACGTTCGTCAAAGAATCAATTTAGCAAGTTCTGACATAAGAGAAGAATTGCAGCGTGTACCAGTATGGGCTAGAAGTGACAGGGGCTCAAAGCTAGACGATATTGCAGATGAAACATTGTCACAATTTCCATCTTTAGCTGGATACGGTGGCGGGACGCCTTCAGAAATGCTTTTAAACTTCTTTGACTCTTACAAGGCATATAATAAGACTAAAAAAGAGTTACTAGAGGATATAAACGAAGTTACGCAAGGGTTAGCAAAGGTTAAGGATTATGCAGGAAAAAGCATAACACAAGTAACGGACGAAATAACCAAAACCCTTGAAACGGTTTTAGACCCAAAAGAATTAGAAAAATTTAAAGGCTTATCGTTTGAAGGCAAGAGAGACTATCTTGTTGATGTTTTAAACAGATATAAGCAAAGCATAGACGGTTTAACTGATGAAGGCACAAAGCGATTAATTGAACATATTGAAGCAATTACAGGGCAATCTGAACTCACTTCTACAAAAGCCGACCAAGTAAAACAAGCGGTAAACAATCTTAAAACAGCACAAAAGGATTTACAGGAAAGAGTCGTTAAAATAATTGACGATGATATAAAAAGTATAAAAGAAACATTCGGACAAGACCAATTAAGGAAATTGTCAATAACAAAATTTTTTGACGAAGATGGGAATATAAGCTCAACGGCCGAAACTCATACGGAAAGTCAAGCAAAACTACAAGGTGCTGCCTACAAAGACTTATTAAATCTAACTAAGCAACTTTTTGATGTTGAAGGCAAAAGGGTGGGTGCTAGCGAGAAACAGCTTGAAGTGCTTAACGCCATAGAAGGTGTTATAAGCGAACAAATGACTGACGTTTTTAAAATAATTGAAGCTTATGGGCTTGAAAATACCGAACTTGAAAAAAACTTGCAAAATGAAACAAGAAAATTAGGCAATGCGGTAATGCTGAAAAGAACTAAAGCGGAAGAAGCAGAAGAAGCCCGAAAACAAATGACACACGAAAAGACCCAAGCCGCCCTAGCAAAATCACAAGCAGATGAACGCCAAAGAATGGTTAAGGAAGAGTTAAGGACTTCAAAGGAAAAGAATAAAATGCTAGACGAAGAATGGGCTTTAAGAAAAAGGATGGCAGACAGTCTTCCTAAAATGGAAGCGGACGCTGCAACGGCACAACAAAAAATAAGAACAAAAGAATTATCGGCCGAGCTTGTTGCTCAAGCAGCTACTTTGAGAGAACAAATACAAGCAATGAGAGAAAAACTAACTCAATCAGGGCTTTTAACAAAAGAGGAAGCTAGCCAAACAGCTGAAATGCAGAAACAGCTTGACTTATTACAGCAACAAATAAAAACCGAAAGCGGAGATTTGCAACAGGGAAAAACAATACGAGAGGCTCCATTTATGGCGAGAATGCAGACTGCCTTAAGCTATGGTTTGATTTATAAAGGCATACATGCTATGAAACAAGCAGTCTCAACTATATCTGATGTTGAAATGGGTATTGTTGAAATCGCTAGAGTAAGCGACGACGCTTCTTTTAACTTTGATAAAGTAAGAGATAGTATTATTCAGTTAGGTGTAGAATATGGACAAACATTTGAGAATGTTCAACACATTACTTTAAGATGGGTTCAGTCCGGTTATGATATAGCTGACGCATTAGAATTGACTAGAACATCATTACTGGCCTTAAACACTGCTGAACTTGATTCAAGGCAAGCGACTGAAAGTTTAATTGGTATAATGGCACAATGGAATCTACAGACAAGCGATTTGTCTTTGGTTTTAGATAAAATAAATAAAGTTGCAGATAGTTTTTCCTTAACTTCCCAAGATTTAGTTGACGGACTTTTAAGGGCTTCTGGAGCTGCTAGGATAATGGGGCTTGATATAGACCATACTATTGCACTGTTAACAACCATGAGGGAGGCAAGCGGCCGTACAGGCAGAGAAGTTGGGAATGCTTTAAATTCAATCCTTTCATATATCCAAAGAGCAGGTTCTACAAAGATTATGGAATCTATGGGAATCAGAATGTTTGCGGATGAAGCAAGAACGCAATTTAGAAATGTATTTGAAGTATTTAGTGAACTATCTGAAAAATGGAATGACCCAAATATTGCTCAAGGTGCAAAAGACGCTTTAATGGCAGGGGCAGAAGAAGCAGGATTGTTTGCAGAAGAATTGGCCGGTGCTGTTGGCATGCAAGACGAATATGTAAAAATGACAGAAGCGGCTTCTGAAGCTACAGGCGAATATACAGACGTACAAAAAAGAGACGCTGCACAAGCGGCTGCAGGAATATTCAGAAGGAACTATTTTATTGGGCTTTTAGAAAGATTTACAACCACGCAAAAAGCTTTAACCGTTGCAAGTGAAGCAGAAGGCTATTCAATGAGAGAAAACGAACGTACAATGGAGGCATTAGAAAAGAAGATACAAGCACTTAAGACCGCATACGTTCAGTTGGCGATTGCGATAGGTGAAGCCGGATTTTTAGACAGTTTAAAAGATATCACAGATTCAACTAAGGATATGGTTAATTACATTGCACAACTTGATAGTCCTATGAAAAACCTGATTATTAATTTAGGCATTATTTTGGGGACTATTAAAGCTATAAAGGTTACCAGTAGCTTATTGGGTGTTGATGGTATATTCACAGCACTAGGTGGATTATTATCGGCACCAATGACAGCAGGAATTTCAACTGCTTTAATTGGAATTGGTGCTATTGCAATGACGGTACGCACTGAAATGAAAAAGGCTGCCGATGAAAAAGAGAGACTATTAGAAGGTTCGGCTGATGAGGTGGCCGGGATAGAAAGACTTGATTTATTAATTTCAAAATATGAAAGTCTATCAAAAGCAGCTGATGAAAATTCTGAATCTAAAATAGAACTTTTAAAGCTCCAACGTCAACTAGCAGAAGAATTTCCGGAATATGTAGATGGAATTGACGAAGAAAATAACCTTATTATAACTAACATAGAAGCAGTAAAACAACTTAATGAGCTAAAAAGAGAAGAGTTAGAACTAAAGAGAGAAGAGTTAGCATTAAAATTAAAAGAAGAGGATATACCAAGATTAGAACAAAGGCAAATAGAAATAAAAGAAAGAATAGCAGCTATAGACAAGCAAATTGCCGAAGGGGACACAAAAAGAACAATACATTACGGTAAAGGCGTAAAAGAGGAAATAGATTTAACCGAATTACTAAGAAAAGAAAAACAAAAATTGCTATTAGAGCAGCAAAAAAACAATATTGAGATTCAAAAGTATTCAATTTACTTAGAGGAATATGCACAATCTTATATCGAAGTTTATGCTAGAATGTTACGAAAACAGGAAGAACTAAGAGATAAAAACAAACTAGATTATATTAAAATGAATCAAGATAGCCAAGAATTTTATTCAAAAGTTTTAACTGGATATCGTAATTTGTATGGCGATATTAAAGATTTATACGATTTTGATTTGTCTAATTATTCATCATTGGCACAGGCTAAAGCAGATATTGAAATGAAGCTATTATCGGGGCTTGCTACTCAATGGAGCGATTATTACAATGCTCAAGAAGGCACTTTAAAAATGGATATATCAGAATTGCAAAGGCTTACCCAACTTAAAGGCGATACGCCTGAAACTATTGCAGCACAGAAGCAAGCCGAAGTTGCTTACAATAAAATAATGACAGCTGCGAGGCTGCTTAATCGTCTTAAATCGGCTAGCATTGAGGTTGCTCCCGGGAGCGGAGTCGGTGGAGGATATGGCACGGGAGATACCGACGCAGAGGATGGTAAAGGTTCAGCTACAAACGAAGCATTAAGAGATTATTTGCGTATGTTGCAACACAAAAAGGCCATGGATGAACTTTCGATAGCAGATGAAATATTGGGATATGAATATGCTTTAAAACATTTTGCTAAAACAACAGAAGAGAAAATGGACTTAACTGAAAAAATATATGCAACTAAAAAAAGATTAATTGAGGAAGAGAAAAAGGCAGAAGAAGAATTAAACAAAATAGTTGCTGACTTAATGAACAATCAATTAGAATCTCTAAAAAAAGCCTATAATGAAAGAATTAAATTAATAGATGAAGAAGCAAACAAGAAGAAAAAAGCACAGCAGGATATTATAGATGGCATTGATGAAGAAATAGAAGCTTTAAACAAAAAAGAAAAAGCCTATAGTCACAAACAAAAGATAGCTGATTTAGAGGAAAAATTGGCATATCATCAAATGCGTACTGGAATAAAGCATGAAGAAGCGGCGAGGGATATTGAGAATCAAATAGCAGAAGAAAAACGAAGCTATAAAAATGAGAAACTAAAAGAAGAATTAAACGATAAAAAACAAGCCGCCCAAGAGGAAATTAAAAATATTGAGAAAACTGCAAACGACCAAAAAACTATTATTAAGAGCACTTTAGATAGCTTTGACGAATTATTTAATGGTAGCAATAAATCAATTATATCGGCTGCAATGGCTATGTCGAAAGAGTATTCAGGAATTGTTGACAATATGATTAAATCAGCTAAAAAGGCTATTTTGGAATCTGATTTATCTGAGGAAATAGATATTGGTGGTTATGAAAAAATTGAAAGTGTTGTTGCTAAAGGTAAGGAAAGCCAAGAGCTAGAAGCTTATGCTAAAGCCGTTATTGATTATAAGAGGCAATACGATAATGCTATGAGAACAGGAAATCAGGCAGGAACGGTAAGTGCTTTTGAAAATGCTAAAACCTATTATAAAAATTTAGAGGAAACAGCCAAGGGTAAAACCATTGCAAATTTATTAAGGAAAATGAGTTACGAACAGGCAAAGGACTGGTTAAAGACAGCTACTTTCCATAGTGGAGGTAAAAATATTCAAGAAGGACTAGCATTATTAAAGCGAAATGAAATAGTGCTCAATCCTAAGCTATCGGAAGCATTTGAAAAATTTACTATTAGTTTGTCAAGGAATCCAATGCAGTCAATTAGTAATATGCAAAGCGATTCAAGTACACACTACAACAGGAAATCAACTACTATTGATAAGGCTGTTAATATTGAAAATGCTTACTTTGAGGATGAAACGGACATTGAAATCTTTGGCAGAGAAGTAAAAAGAGTTGTAGGGGCTTTACCATAGGTGGTGATTTTAAAAAATGGCCACAAGTAGTATACTGGCGACTATTGAATTAGAGACTGAGGAAGAATCTGAAATGTTTATAAAGGCATTGGAAATTTCTGAACAATGCGAAAAATGTAAAAAGAATAAAATGTGTGAAATGAAAGGGCAGGTACATAACTGTCCTTTCTTTAATGAATAACCTTTAAAAATTAAGAAGGGTGGTGCTGCTATGGCAATGGAGTTTAACGAAAACACTTGCAAAGAACGACATAAAAGAATTGATGAAAAATTGGAAACACACGATAAGAGATTGAACAATCATTCAGAAAGGCTTGATAGAATTGAATTGGTAAATACGAAATTGGAAGAAAGACTTGATAACTTAATTAAACAATTAACACAGCTTAATTCGACAATGAAGTGGTTTATGGGAATAATGGTGGGAGCTTTTATTAGCTTCTTTTTTTATGCAGCTCAAAGGGGGTTGATTAAGTGAGAGAAAGAAAAAAGTTAGGTAAAAGGAAATGGCGGAAAAGTGAAAAGATAGTATTTTCTATTTTAATATTTGCTATTTTAGTTTTTGTATCTGCTATAGTTTTTGCATTTATCAACAAAGACAGTCCTATTTGGGCTTATTTAATAACGGCTGTTGGCGCATTAGCTTCAAGTGCTTTTGCGGTATTTGCTTGGAAAGAAAAGAACGAAAACTTGCCTAAAATTTTAAATAACCCTAATTATGATAGGGAGCAGCTTATTGAACAGGTAAAGCAAGAAATGGAAGAAGAATATCGAAATTTAGGAAAATAAAAAAATAAAGGAGAGGATTTTAAATGAGTGAAGCATGGGTAAAGATTATTATTGGATTATTAAGTATTATCGGTACTATTACAACTTATTTTTTGGTGCCATATCTAAAACAAAGAACAACAGCACAGCAAAGAGAGGACATAGATTTTTGGGTGAGAATGGCAGTTGCAGCGGCTGAACAGATATTTAATATTCCTAAGAGTGGGAATGAAAAAAAAGTGTTTGTATTAGAATACTTAAACGAATTAAATATTAAAGTTACGGAGAATGAACTTGATATTTTAATTGAAGCAGCAGTTTATGAATTAAATTTAATCAAGCAGGAAGTGATTAAATAATGAAAACTGATTTAGGTTTAGTTAAATATGCGAAAAAAGCACTGGCAGAGAAATGGGGCTATGTATGGGGAACATACGGACAAGTTTTAACGGAAAATCTTTTAAAATCAAAGATAAGCCAATATCCTTCACAGGTTGGTAATTATCAAAACACTATTAGACAGAAATGGCTTAATAAAAAGACAGTGGATTGCATTGGACTTATTAAGGCTTACATGTGGGACAAGGATGGTAAAGTTACTTACAATTCTGCTACGGATGTAAATGCAAACATGATGTATAATAACGCAAAAGAAAAAGGCACTATTAACACAATGCCTGAAATATCTGGATTAGCTGTTTATAAACAGGGTCATATAGGGGTTTACATTGGTAGCGGACAAGTCATAGAGGCTCATAATACAAGCAAAGGAGTAATACAAACACCATTAAAAGGTGCAGGTTCTACAGCTTGGACTCACTGGTTAAAAGTGCCTTATATTGAATACGAACTGACTTTAAACGAAGCAATAGAATACTTGCAGAAAAATGGATATATGGATAGCCCTGATTATTGGAGACAAAATGCAGTAAAGGGCAAGTTGGTAAAAGGCGATATTGCATCTTTTATAATAATCAAGTGGGCTAAAAGTTTAATGGAGAAGAAGTAGAAAAACAGTAAATACTTGAGAGTAGTCAAATCGGCTACTCTTTTTAATTTGAAAGGAGAGTTTTTATATGAATAAATTTAAACTTGGTTGGAATAACCTTAAAGCACGTTTTAATAGGAAATTAGCAGAGATAGGCTTTGGTGGTGGTATAGTCAATGGTTATACCGAATTGGAAGTAAAGCATATGCGAGGTGGCAAAGTTGTAAAAAAACATACAGTTTTAGATAAAGTTGTAACAGACACTTTTGTAAAAGATATAGTTGATGCTTTAAGAAATGAAGCTACACCATATGCAAATTTTAAAAACTATAAATATCATGGAAGTGGTACAGGCACTACAGCAGAGAATAAAAATCAAACAGCATTAATAACAGAAGTTGAAACAAGAGTGGCTGGAACACAAGTTAAAGGTGCTGATAACGAATATAAATCAGTTGCCACAATAACCTATGGAGCAAATAGAGCAATTACAGAACATGGACTTTTTAATGCTGCTACAAATGGGGTTTTGATGGATAGGACATTATTCCCAGTGGTTAATGTTTTAGAAGGCGACTCAATAATGTTTACATTCACAATATCTTTTGTATCAGGCAATTAATGTTTTTGTAAGTTTATTTAAAAGCAAGGAGTGATTTTATGGCACAAGCAAGCTTTCCAAAGAATATTAAAACGTGGACAGATAAAGCGGACTTTGTCGATGATGTAGTTGCAAAAGATACTAACGAAGCTTATGCAGAATTAATTGCAATGCAGAAATATATAAAACCTGTGACAGATACGGGGACGGCTAACGCTTATAAGGCAACGGTTGAAAACGTAACTGCTTATTTTGATGGGCTAACGGTATTGGTTAAAATTGCTAATGCTAAT